CGGCTGATGTATCCCGGGGACCCGTCGGCTCCGGGCTCGGAAATTATCAACTGCCGGTGCACTACCACGAACGTGATCAGGCGCTCCGACGAGTAGAGCCCGCCTAGATTTATGTCCCTTAGTTTACAATTATCTTGATCGGCCTTTATATACCGACAAGATTAGAGCGCGGCCCACGCGCTCCCTCCTAGTGGAGGAGCCCCCGGCTCCACCCTAGCGGCGGTAGCGTTGCTACCCCCGACACTCACTCACACGGGCGGTTCCGGCAGTGCGCGCTACCCACCACGCAGAACGCGGCGAGTAGCAGATGCCCTGGAGTAGCAACTCAGATTTACCGGCGTCCGTCAGGTCCTCCCTCCCGTCGGATGCCCAGACCCGGTGGCGCCAGGTGGCCAACGGGCGCCTACGCGCCGGGTCGACCGAGCAGTCCGCCATCCGACAGGCGTGGTCCGTCGTGGGACGCGGGTGGAAGCAGCCGGAGGGCGACGGCAAGTGGGTGCGCAAGGTCGGGCAGTCGCTCTTCATCAAGCGCCCCCTGCTCAACGCCGCGGACCTGGTCGCGTGGGCCAAGGAGCAGGGATTCGAGACTGCCCTGCAGCCCGGCGACATGCACGTCACGGTGCTGTACTCCAAGGCCGTGGTCGAGTGGCCCGAACCCCTCGAGGACGAGGTGGTCGTCAACTACTCAGCGGCGCGCACCGTCGAGGCCCTCGGGAACAAGGGCGCCGTGGTGCTGGGGTTCGAGGCCCCCGAGCTCGAGCGTCGGTGGCAGGATCTCGTGGACGCGGGAGCGTCCCACGACTTCGACGGCTACAAGGCCCACGTCACGATAACGTGGCGTGCTGGTGACCTCGACCTGGCAGCCGTGGAGCCCTTCCAGGGTGACCTCGTCTTCGGCCCCGAGCGCATGCGCGAGATTGACCCAGACTGGAGCCCGGATACCTTGACAGAGAAGTTCTACAAGGCAGACGTAGCCAAGGTCGACGCCGAGCTCGGACTGGTGTTCGGCTGGGCCATCGTCTGCAAGGTCGACGCCGAGCCGTTCTTCGACAGCCAGGGTGACCACATCCCCGAGGAGTCGATGCTCCTCGCCGCGTCCGACTTCATGGAGCACAGCCGCGTCGCCAAGGAGATGCACGACGGCGAGCAGGTGGGTGACTTCGTGTTCGCCTTCCCCCTCACCTCCGAGGTGGCCAAGGCCATGGACATCACGACCAAGTACACCGGGCTGATGGTCGCCATGAAGCCCTCCTCCCCCGCGGTGCTGGAGAAGTTTCGCGACGGCACCTACACCGGATTTTCGATCGGTGGTAGCCGAGTGAAGGACGAAGATGTCGACTGAGTCAAAGAAGACCCTCGCCCTGCAGCCCACGCGCGAGTACCACGTGCCGGGCGGCCCACTCGCCAAGAACCTCGGCAAGGTCGACGTCTACGTCCTCGCCGAGATCAGGCGCGGTGGTGACGAGGATCTCGCCGGACAGAGGAGATAGTAATGAAGAGGGCAGTGCTCAAGCGGGCAGCGGGTCGTCGCAACGTGATGCGCGAGTTCGTGATCAAGGAGATCAGCGCCGTCGACCGTCCCGCTCAGGGGCACGCACGCATGACGCTGATGAAGCGGGACGACGCCGACCCCGGCGAGCCCTTCAACAAGCACGCGGTGGCCGAGGCCATCGCCAAGAAGTACATTGACCCGCAGGACGGGGCGCGCTCCTTCCAGTCCGTCCTGCGGGAGAACATGGACGAGAAGCGGTACTGGGAGGTCGAGAGTGTCGTCTGCCCGTCCATTCACGCGCTCGACTGTGCGCTGAAGTCGATCGCGGCGGACAAGTACATGAACCCCGACGCCAAGATGGCCATGATGGCCGACTCGGCTGCGGCGTTTCTCAACGGCATCGCCGAGAAGATGCCCGAGGTCGAGGCGGCCCTTGCCAAGGGCTTTTCCGACGATGGTGCCGACGAGCTCGGCAAAAATACAGGAGACGACGACATGAGCGCAGCTGAGAAGAAGCAGCTCGAGGAGCTGCAGAAGGCCAACAAGGAACTCACCGCCAAGGTCGAGGAGCTCAACAAGACCCTCGAGGCCGCCACCGCGGGCTCCGAGGACGCCAAGAAGGCGGCCGAGCTCCAGACGCAGATCGCCGAGCTGACCAAGGCTGCCGAGGAGGCCAAGGCCGCGCTCGAGAAGGCCGAGGCCGACGCCGCCGAGAAGGCCGCGGAGCTCGAGGTCGCCAAGATGTCCGACGACGAGAAGGGCTACATGGAGTCCCTCGACAAGGAGGCCAAGGGCAAGTTCATGGCCATGACCGCGGAGGAGCGGAAGAAGACCATGAAGAAGTTCGTCGACGACGAGGAGGTCCTCAAGGTCGGCGACACCTCCATCCGCAAGTCGGTGGTCGGCTCGGACGTCTTCGCCGTCATGAAGGCCCAGCAGGAGGACCTCGCCAAGCAGCGCGAGCGCACCGACAAGGCCGAGGCGGACGCCCTCCAGACCAAGCTCGAGAAGCGTGCGGAGAGTGAGCTCGAGCACTTTGCCGGCACGGCGGCCGAGAAGGCCGCCGTGCTGGGGGCCGTCGACAAGATGGACGAGGCCCCGCGCGAGGCCCTCAAGAAGATGCTCGAACTCGGGCAGAAGCTCGTCAAGGCGTCTTACGAGACCTTGGGCTTCTCCTCCGAGGAGCTCCGCGACGTGCACAAGAAGGCCGAGGCCTTCGAGAAGCGCGTCTCCGAGATCAAGGAGGCCGAGAAGTGCTCCGGCACCGAGGCCATGGAGATTGCGCGGAAGCGCCACCCGGAGGAGTTCGAGGCCTACCAGTCGGCCGACAGCAAGTCCAACTGAGCCCCCGCACGGGGATTCGACCAGCTTAGACCGCTGGGAGGCGGCCTGACCCCACACAAGGAGAGACAACGTCATGGCAACGATGAAGATTCACGAGAGCCTGCTCTACGCCCGGAACGCCGGGGCGGACCTGAGCGGGTCCATCAACCTCCTCGCCCACGTCGACACGGACGGCGACATCGTGCTCGCCGGTGCGGGCGACGTGGCCATCGGCTCGATCTTCGAGGCGGCGATCGAGAACAAACCCGTCACGGTGCAGACCGGTGGTATCATGAAGGTGAAGCTGGGCTCCGGCGGCGTCACGGCTGGTGCCGGCGTCAAGCCCGCGGCCGGGGGACTCGGCGTGTCGGGCGCGGGTGCCGGCGACATCAACGTCGGCATTGCCCTCATCACGGGCCTCGAGGACGAGATCGTCTCCGTCCTGCACTACCCGCACACCGTCCACGCGTAGGAGTGGGTGGCCCACGACTGAACAACTGACCGCCGTGAGGCGGCCGAGCCCCTAGAAGGAGAGCAAGAATGCCCGCAAGCAACATTGAAGGCACGCTGCACGTCGATCGGTACCTCACGAACTTCAGCGTGCAGTACGTGCAGGACGCGGGGACCTTCGTGTCCCACGTCGCCGCGTCCGTCATCCCCGTCACGAAGCAGTCGGACAAATACGTGGTCTACGACCGCGGCTACTTCTGGCGCGACGAGGCGGAGCCCCGGCCCCTGGGCGGCCGTCCCGCGCAGGTCACCTACAAGGTGGGCGAGGGCACGTACTCGGCGGTCGAGTATGCGCTCGAGCACGTGGTCGACGACCGGCAGCGCGCCAACGTCGACGACCCCATCCGCCTGGACCAGCTCGCGACGACCCTGCTGACCCAGAAGCAGATGATCAAGCAGGACCGGGTCTGGGCCACCGAGCTCTTCAAGGCCTCCGCCGGGTGGTCCCACCTCTACGTCGGCACCGCGTCCACCCCGGGCGCCAACCAGTTCCTGCAGTTCGACGACGCCAACTCCGACCCCATCGGCGTGATCGACGAGGCCAGGGACCTCGTTCACGAGCGCACCGGCTTCATGCCGAACACGCTCGTCCTGGGCAGCGACGTGAAGCGCACGCTGCGCACGCACCCCGACGTCGCCGACCGCATCAAGTACGTGCAGCACGGCATCGCTGACGACTCGATCCTCGCCGCGCTGCTCGAAGTCGACAAGGTCATGGTCGCCCGGTCGATCTACAACTCGGCCAACGAGGGCGCCACGGACAACTTCGAGTACATCGTCGACAAGAAGGGGATGTTCCTGGGCTACATCGACCCGAACCCCGGCCTCGACTCCCCCACGGCGATCGCCAAGTTCGTGTGGACCGGTCTGATGGGTGGCGCGGCCAACAACATCGGCGGCGTCATGGCACGCGGTCGCGACGACCGCGCGTCGAGCGACTACTTCCAGAACCACATGGCCTGGGACATCCGGCAGGTTGCACCCGACCTGGGGTTCTTCTTCCAGTCGACCGTCGTCTGAGACTCAAAGGGCACCTAGCCCAAGCCGGAGAGCCAAGCAATGGCAACAAGCAAGCACCGGCCCCACACGAGGCCGCCCTTTGACCCGGGCCGAGAGTTCGTCGCCCTGCGCTCCCTCCCCGCGGGAGGCGCGACCCTCGGTCCGGGAGACAAGTTCAGCAAGACCCTGGTGACCGCGCGCCGCCTGCGCCAGCTGTACGACGCGCGCTCCGTCGGGTTCGACCCCGACCAGGTCTACGACGTGCCCGACGTCTACGTGGCCCGGCGGGGGGTCAAGGTAAACGGGCGCGAGTTCGAGGTTGGGGAGGTGTTTCCGCGCGACGCGGTCCCCCCGACCCGCCTCGAGCAGATGCTCTCGCAGGGCTCGCTGTCGCACACGGCGCCGCGCCGCCGCCGAGTGGCCCGGCCCAGGCTGAGGCGGGCGGCCTAGCAGTGGCGTCGCTCCTCGACAGCAAGATACGCTCGACGGTCGCGGCAGCGTTCAAGGGACGTCTACTCACGTGCGTCCTGAGGCGGGTCGCGTCGTCGTCAGTCGACAGCTTCGGTGACGTCGTCGAGGGCGCGGCGACTACCTGGAACTTCGACGGCATCGTGGAGTCCTTCCGCGCCGAGTTCGCCGTCGCGGCGGGCATCCCAGTCACCGACTCACGGATCCTGATCATAGCGGGGTCGCTGGCGACCACCCCCGAGAACGACGATCAGGTCAAGGTCCGCGATCAGTGGTACCAGCTCAGGAAGCTCGTCGAGCGGGACCCCGCCAACGCGACCTACGTCTTCGCGGGCTTTGAGATCGAGGATCCGACGTGACCGTGGAGTGGAACGGCCCCGAGGTAACCGCCCGCGTGCGCCAGGCCGTGCAGCGCGGTCTCGTTCGCGGCGGCGAGGACGTCCGCACCGAGGCCCTGCGGCTCATCCTGGAGACCGCCAAGACGGGCAGGCTGTATCGCCGCCGCAGCGTCACCCACCAGGCCTCCGCGCCCGGCGAGGCACCCGCGAGCGACACCGGCACGCTGGTCAGCCGCGTCGTGGTCGACTACTCCCGCCTCGGTGGCCTCGTCGTGTCGGTTGGCGCACACACTGCCTACGCCGCCTACCTCGAGTTTGGTACGCGGCGAATGGCCCCGCGTCCGTTCATGCGCCCGGCGCTCGCCGCCAAGGCCAAGGGCATCGAGGCGGACGTCGCCCGCGAGGTTCGGGCGGCCGTCGCGTAGGAGTTTGGTTCAATGCGGTCCGTGAGAAACAACACCCACGATCTTCAGCGTCAGCTGGACGAGCTCTCTCGGCTCAAGCCGCAACTAGACCACGTCAGTAGGGCACTGGCAGAGGCCTCGCCCGGGCTCGCCCAAGATGCCGAAGTAAAGACGCTGCTCAAGCAGCTGAATCAGGGCACCCCCGCCTCCGCCGAGGAGCTCCGGGGTATGTTAACGGAGTTGTTCCACAACCTACAGGAGATGATCATGAGTTGGAAGGACGATCTGAAGGCTGCCATCGAGGAGGACACCTCGGTGACGCAGGGTGTGGTGGACCTGCTCGCGAAGCAGGCCGACCAGATCCAGGAGTTGATCAACAACGGCACCGACCCGGCCGAGATGCAGAAGTTCGTGGACGAGATCCGCGCCAACACCGGCATGGTGGCGGCGGCGGTGACCGCCAACACGCCCGTGCCGCCGGAGCCGACCCCCGTGGTGCCCCAGCCCGAGGTGCAGCCGACCACTCCCGCGCCCGACACCCCGGCGCCCGACGCCCCGACGGGCTGAGACCCCAGAAGCAGAGAGGGGGTGGGAAGCACATTGCCTTTCCCACCCCCCATCATTTTTTAGGTAACTGAGCTCGCATGGACCTGTCGGCACCGATACGCGCGGCCCTGGTCGGGCGGAGCGCCATCACGACCGAGCTCACCGCCTACAAGGGCTCCTACCCCGTGTTCACGCGAGTCCCGGTTCCGGACGACGCCCCTACGCTGGTGCTGGTCGTCTCCTCGGGTTTTCAGGCAGGCGAGGAGGACGGTCTCAACGACCACCGCCCCCTGCTGCTGCGAGACGTCCTCGTGTACGGCCTGCGCAGTACCGACCCCAGCCAGGACGAGTACCGGGCGGTTGAGCGAATTGCCTTCGAGGTGCGCGAACTGTTCCACCGTCGCAGGACCGCCATCGTGGTGCCCGGGTGGAGCGTCGCGGACATTATTGCCGACGGGCCCGCCCCGGCCCCCGTCGATGACGAGCAGACGGTGGGGCGCCGTGTGTCCCTGACCGTCAAGCTAGCCCGGCACAACTGATTTTCCAGAACAGTGCGCGTGGGCGACGCACCCCGCCACCGTCGTGAGACGGCGGCCCTCCCACTAGAAGGAGCCCCTAGACATGGCTGGTATCTTCGCAACGGCGGGCGCGACCGTCGCCATCGCTCAGGTCCTCTCGTCCAAGATCACGGACTTCGTTCTGTCGGACTTCGACGCCCAGTCCTGGACGACCATCTCCTGGCTGGAGAGCATCGGGCAGTTCGGTGACGAGTCCACGGAGATCACCTTCGACTCCATCGACACCGGACGCACGCAGAAGCTCAAGGGCCAGCGCAACGCCGGCAACATCGAGCTGGTGTGCGGGGTGGACTACGAGGACGACGGCCAGGCGGAGCTGCGCGCGGCCGAGGGCGAGATCCACGACTACGCCTTCCGGGTGCAGTTCAACGACGAGCCCACCGGGGGCACGCCGTCCTATCGGTACTTCATCGCCAAGGTGATGACGGCCCGCGAGCAGCTCGACACGGCGAACAACGTCGTGAAGCTGGCGACGACCCTCGCAATCAACTCAAACATCGTGCGCGTCGACGCCGCGGCGTAAGTGCGTAGCGCGGACAAGAAGGCGGCGCGGGCGGCCGGGGTCATCGAGGGCCCGGGCAACTCGCGCGTCGAGCAACCTGCTGGGAGGGAACCAGCACCAACTAGGGAGACACTGGTGAGCACCAACAACATTGACAGCGTGGTCATCGTACTCGATGGCGAGGAGAAGACGCTGACCCCCACCTTTGGCGCTGCGAGGGCCATCTCCGCGCGCTACGGGGGCGTGGGCCCCGCCATCGATCGAGTACTGAAGCTCGAGCACGAGATCGTGCTCGACATCGTGGCGTTGGGGTTGGGGTACTTCCCGCCCAAGTCTCCCCCCAAGGAGCTGGGCGAGCAGGTGTGGCGCACCGGCCTCACCGACGACACGGGGGGCCTCGCGCACCACTGCGTCGTGTTCCTTCAGATGATCGCGGGCGGCGGTCGGCTACCGTCGCGCGGCGCCGACGAGGAGGGTGACGGACCCGCGGGCCCTCAGTAGAACTTCTCACGTTCGCCGAGTGGCTGCACGAGCTTGAGAAGTTCGCCCTCGGGTGGCTGGGGTGGACGCCCAGTGAGCTTGACGTCTCCCACCTCGCGCGGGTCCTAGTGGCACGCGAGGGACGGTTGGACATGTTCTTCAAGATATCTGAGGCCCTCTTCGGCGTGGGAGAGGGCGGCCCCCGAAGGCCGGGAGATCTCCGGGGTGGGGGTGGCAAGCCCGTCACGTTCACTCCGAGGGTCTTCGACACGCTGTTCGGCGACGGCACGCCCCCAAACCGCAGGACGTTGAACTAGATGGTACAGGTCGCGGGCTCAGTCGTAGTTGACATCCGGGGTGACGTCGACCCCCTAGAGCGGTCGATGGGGCGCGCCCGGCGAGAGTCCGAGCGCCTCGACAACTCCATGCGAGCCACCGCGCGCGCCGGTCGGCAGTTTACTGCAGCCAACGACACCGCTGCCCGCTCCACGGCGCGCTTCAGCCAGGCTACTCGTCGGGTCATCGCGGACATCGAGTTCGAGCGCGCTCAGCTGCGACGCAGCGCCCTCGACAAGCAGGTACACATCAACCTCCGCCGCGCGGGCGTAGCCGCCGCCACGGCTGAGGGCGCGGCCATCGCGAAGGTCACGGCCGCCCTGCACATGGAGCAGGCCGCCCTGGTGCGCCGCCAGGCCTTGGTCGGCAGGATCGGCGGCATCGCGGGTACCGCGGCTGCCGTCCTGGGCGTCGGTGGCGCCGCCTTCGCGGCTATGTCAGTCAAGGCCGCGTCTGACGTCGAGGAGATGCGCAACCTCCTCCAGGTCACCTTCGAGGACGCCACGCAGGACGTCGAGGACTGGGCCACCGCCACGTCCGCCGCCGTCAGTCGGTCGCGCTTCGACCTGATGCGCTTCGCCGGCGACTTCGCCACCTTCCTCAAGCCCCTGGGAACCGCGCCCGAGTTGGTCAAGCCCATGTCGCAGGCGCTGACCCAGCTCACGGTCGACATGGCGTCGTTCCGAAACCTGGCGGAGGGCGACGTCTTCGTCAGGCTGATGTCCGGCCTCGCGGGCGAGACCGAGGCCGTCAGGCGCATGGGCATCGACCTCGGCGCCACGGCCATCGAGCAGGAGCTCCTGCGCCAGGGGATCAACAAGACCAGCGCCGAGGCCACCCAGGCCGAGAAGATAATGGCCCGCTACGCCATCATCATGCGCCAGACGTCTGACGCTCAGGGCGACGCTGCTCGCACCGCGGGCAGCTTCGAGA